TGGCTGGGGGAAGTTTGGCAGGTAATTCTTAACATACCCACCAGCCACATCAATGTCGCCCTGTGTGAAGAAGCGGAAGATTTGAGTTAAGAAGTGTTTTTCTTCTTTGGATAACTTTTTCTTCCAGTCCTGTACGTCCTCAGCCATTGGCACCTCAAGATGAATCCAGTGTGACTGTTCGTGCTTTAACCAAGCCTCGTACGCCCACGGGTAGTTAAATGGCTTGAAGTAGTTACGCTCGTCGTTTAGTTTTAGTGCTGTCTTCTTAATCATATCAACCTTCACATGCAATGCAATCGTTACCTTGGGCAATCTGAGTCATATCTAATTCTTTAATGATATCACGCTCAATTCTCTTTGATACCTTGTCAGCCTTACCAATCTTTTCAGAGCGGCAGTAATATAAAGTTTTCAATCCTTTTTTCCAAGCAGAAAAATGAATACTGTGTACATATTTAATATGCGCATCAGGGCGGAAGAATAGGTTCAATGACTGCGCTTGGTCAATGTGTTGCTGGCGATCCGCTGCCAAGTCAATCACCCAGCGTTGGTCAATCTCCATCGACGTTTTAAATACATCTTTCTCAGCGTCCGATAGGATATTAAGATGCTGGCATGAACCATCATTAGCAATAATACTAGACCAAGCGTCAGCATAATCTTGTTCATTGGCAGTTTTCTCCTTGATTATTTTATCAAGCCAACGGTTCTTGTTTAAAAAAGACCCAGACAGCGTGTCTTGACGATAAGCATTAGCACGATAAGGCTCGATAGAAGGGCTGGTGTTCCCCATGATAATGGAAGAAGACGCATTAGGAGCGATAGCCATAACATGGCTAAAACGGCGGCCAGTGCCGATAGCATCAGGTGCCTCACCACGCTCTTTACCGAGTTCCAAGTTGGCATAATCTAACCCTTTCTTAATTGCGCTAAACATCTTGTTGTTAGCTACTTTGGCCATCACTCCTTCAAAAGCGATACCGTTACGCTGAAGATAAGCATGGAAACCAAGAGCACCAATCCCAATACTTCTTTCTCTAGCAGCGGAATATTTAGCCCTAGAAATTGTGTCAGGAGCATGATCAATAAAATACTGGAGCACATTATCGAGCATTTCAGCAACATCTTTAAGAAAAAGTTTTTTGTTAGTAATCCACGCATCATAGTGCTCCAAGTTTAGAGATGATAGGCAACACACCGCAGTGCGCTCTTCGTTGGTTGGTAGAATGATCTCGGAGCACAAATTAGATTGATGTACTTTAAGACCTTTGTCTTTTAGCCACTGTGGTAAGTGACGGTTACTGGTGTCAATAAAATGAATGTATGGCTCACCGGTGTGCATACGCATCTCAAGGATTTGTTGCCATAGGTGTTTGGCAGATACCGTCTCACGCACGATGCCGGACTTTGGATCCACCAAGTTCCAATCATCATTAGCGTTTGGGTCTAGCATGCAGTTCTCAATGATCTGCATAAAGTCGTCAGTAATGTTTACGCCATGGTGCAGGTTTAGGCAACGAATATTTGCATCACCTGTGGCCTTGCGCATTTCTAAAAAGGGAATAATATCAGGATGACTGATATCAAGATAAGCCGCGTAAGAGCCTCTACGAGTGCGTCCTTGACGGTATGCCAAAGATGAGGCGTCGTATATTTTAAGGTGTGGCATGACACCAGTACTCTTATCATCCGCAGAACGGATTCCGAAGCCAATCCCCACTCCACCACCATACATAGAAAGCCAATTAGTTTCAGATAGGTTTGCAACTAAGCCCTCCGCTGTATCTTCGATATAGTTTAAAAAACAAGAAATTGGTAGCCCTTTATTAGAGCGGCCAAACGATAAAATTGGGGTTGAATACGAAAGCCAGTGTTTACTTGCGTAGTCATAAAGACGCTGAGCATGCTCAGGATTGGACGAGAACTGTTTTGATACAAAAGCAAAGCGGTGTTGGGGTGATGTTTCACTCTCCAACATATAACTTTCTTGCAATCGTTTTATACCAAGTTCATCAAATAATTTATCACGTTCTAAATCTATTTTAATTCCAAGGTATTCTGTTGTCATTTTTATTTTGAATGTTGTGGTGGGAAAAAAGGGAGGCCGCAGTTTCTACGGACACTCCCTATGCTACTGTACTACTTTGAAGGACTACTTATACTGCAAAGTCTGCTGCTGCTGATGTTGCGCCACCGAGAGGCTCACCATCATCTAACTTCTGTAAGTTATTCAAACCACAAGCAATGCCTTTGGAACCTTGCGCATTGTATGGGTAGAATGTGATTGAAGCACGGCCATAGCAACCACTATAAAACTCGCTAGGGTCGATGATAGCGTTCATATCTGCATCAACAATCCCGGGTTTTTGTGCGCTGTTAGCGTTGATAAAGTAGCTGTTAGCATAAGCCTCATCATCTGGTTTCTCAACATCACCATCACGCAAACCACCTTTTAACATTGGAGGAACTTTACCGCCAAAGAATCCAGCTGATCCAGTTTTGCACTCTGCAAATGCTTTCTCCAATTTGCTGACAGTTTCTTTATCAGATTTTGGAATGATCAATGATACGGAATACTTTGGTGTGCCACCTTCAACGGATGCTTTAGGTACAAACACATTGGCGTATGAAAAACGAACTTTGCCAGTTACTACTTTTACTTTTTGAGCTGTGCTCATAATTACTCCTATTTAACGTTAGAACCAATCTTCAGTCGGGGTTGGTTCGTCTGCCCGTAAAACTAATTATACACTAAGAACTGTAAAAGCAATTCATTCTTTCCAAGGCGATTTTAACTGCAAAAGTTCTAGTTAAATCGTCGTAGAAGTCATCATCATATATCAATTCCGGTTCCTTGTCTAACAATTCAAAAACCATTGCGACAGACTCGCGCAACTCCTGCAACTCTAACATCTTTTCTGGGCGGTTAATATCGGAAAGCATCATGCAAAGATTGTTAACCATGTCCTCTGGAACCTCAATCGATATTTGTTGGTTCATTTTACAGTGAGTAGGATGCCTATATTTCCGATAGCATAACCCAGAAACATAATGCCCGTACCCACGCTTCCTTTTCTGAATTGGTCAATAGAAACTACTAAATATATTGTGCCAGTGACAACTACTAGCCAAGAGCTCATTTAAAATCTTCCTCAGCCCCTGCTGTATCACGAATCAATTTTGGGGTGCCTTCTGGCCTCACTACGAGGTCTCCAAGGATTGATAGTACTTGCCCCTTAGCACCTAGCTTTTCGAGCTTAGCGATCGATTTAAGGCTTTTTGGCTCATATATTTCGGCCTCAGGGAAGCCCTTTTCCAATAAGACATGAGCTGCTAGGGTTTGATCGCCAATTTTACGGTGTGTCTTGGTCGTTGCTAACTTATAACCAGTGGGAATTACATTGGATGTAATGGCCTGTTCTAAAGTATAGGCCTCTACATCGTTTACCCAAGTGCGCAGTTGTTGCGCCTTCTCTAAGACTTGACTGACTTCTTCTTCGTCGAGGAGTGGCGGCGCTTTGAATTCGAGCTTGGCGAGCTCGGTGTTGAAGTCGCTGCGGGCGCGGCACTGCGCTTTGGCGCGGCAGAACTGGCACCATTCGCCGGGGAGGAACTCGCCGCTGCCCGACCACGCTTTCTTGGCTTTGGGTTTGACGTAGTATTGGGCCCAGTCGAGTAATTTACTGATGCTGGTACCATCGGTACTGATACTGTCAAGTCGGGGCTGATGTATCGTGTAACTGACTTCTTTGATGCTCGGGAACTCTTCTTTGAACTTGGCGTAGGCTCCAAGGGCGTAGAGTCGAAGCTGGGTGTTGTCTTGTGCCGAGACAGGAATGCCTTTACCGAACTTGAGGTCATAGACTCGAATGGTATGCTCAGAAAGAATAACCACATCGGCCGTACCAAAGCCGTCAGGAATCCAGTCAGAGAAGTCCACGCGCTGTTCAAAAAATGGTCGATCGCCCTCGCCGATTTGCGAGCGAATATAAACGACGTAGCTGTCGACGTGGGCTTCGAGGTCTTCGTTGAAGTAGGGGTGTGCTTTGATAATTTCATATTCTCTTTCGTATTCTTCATGTCCTATTTGATTGTAATACAGTCTTAGTTTGGCCTCACCAAGTGAGTGAGCCAGTGTGCCTTCAGCACTAAAATCAAAGGCGCTGGCGGCACGTTTTTGTTCTGGAAGTGTAGATTCAAGCCGGGCGCTTGGGGTGCACATCAACCAACGCTTGGAGGATGATGCTGATAATAGGGCATGTGCGGTCATTTAAGGCTTTCAATTCGGTTCGTCGTACAACTAAGTATACAAAAAAGGCCGCTTTTCCAGCGGCCTTTTTTATCATATTGCGAAATATTTATGAAACTTTTTTAAGTTCCTTAATAACATCGTTTACCACTGATTGGAAGTCAATTACTACATCTGCCTTGACATCTACCTTAGTATCGCGGGTTTCGCGGTAGTCTTGCTGGAACTGACCACGGAGGGCAATCTCAGCCAAACGGCTGTTGTAGCTCTTATTCTCAATGTTGGCTAAGAGCTGGGTTTCCCAATAGGCCTGAGCGTGCACCAAGGCCAAATCTAAGGCCTCTGCAAATTCAGGGTTGGTTTTCTTCCAATTTTCTGCAGTGGATTTAGAGATACCGATCTGACTCCAAATCATTTTTTGGGACGAGCCTAGCTTACCTAGCTCAATGACTTGGTTACAGATTTCAGGTGTGCATTTTACTGATGGTTTTTTGGTGGCCATTTAGCAATTCCAGTTTTTTAGTGAGGCCTTAGCTCTTTCGGCAGGTCCTTTTGATTTCTTAACAACACCTTCCATGCGTGCGCAAAAAGATGCTTTACGCCCCTTGTCTGATTCAGTCTTTGGGTGGGGCGCTGGCGGCTTTAAGTTGCTGCCATTTTTACGATTGTATTCAGCCCTACCCTTGGCTGTCATACCAGCGCCTTTTTCGGTAGGGTTGTATGTCTTGCCTGCGCCAGTAGTTTTACGGGCAATAGGTTTATCGTGTTTGGTTGCCATTATTTTTTAGCGGTCTTTGCAGACTCTTTAAATTGTTTAGCTGTGGGGGCGCCTTTGGTGCCCGGCTTGCGCATCTTTTCGCCCGAGCCAGCTTTAATGCGCTCTTGCTTAGCGTGGATGTTTGCGTATAAACCGGGTTTAGTTGCCATGATTGTAAAATTTTGGTTATTTATTGTAAAGAAAAAGTGCTCGGCTCACCCCCTCAACCACATCAAGACAATAGGGGCTATGCAACCAAATGGTTTCGCTATTACTAGCTCATCAGGCATAAGTGTCTTGACCCGGATACCTACTTGCCGAGCGGTGGTATCGTACGCTCTTTATTGGTACTAGGCAGGAAATCCCAATCTTGGAGTTGGTTACCTGTGGGTCTGGTGATATTAAGTGCCGATGCCTCCGGTCACACCTTGCCTAATCTCAAAAATTTAAAAAACCCCACAAAGTGTGCTTCCATGGATAGGCATGCGGGGTGTGTTACTTAAAAGCCTGTTACTTTCTTTGCAGCTTTCACTAACTCTTTTTCCGTGCTCTCGCTGATGAACTTATTGATCTGCATCGCTGCGTCAATAATCTCTGTCATTGTGGGGAACTTTGGAGCTGCTTCAGCTAGTTGTTTGGATGTCTTGTCCATTAGATCCCACGCGGCCATCTGGGCTTTGTAGTTGTTCTCTAATAGCTCTTTTGCTTGATAAAAAGCGGCATAACGTAATTCAAATGGGGTCATTTTGTTTTCCTGTGTGTTGTGTGTAAGGGTGCTGGTCTTTCCCAGCGGTCAGGCTTCTTTACGCCAAAGGGGTCGGAGCGTTTCACAACGAGTCCTATATCTAACTATACAGAAATTACTCCTTTTCCGCCCTAGCTTTAGCCAGTGCTTCATTTTCTTGCTTGGTCTGTCTGACGCGGCCAAGTGCCTCGTTAACCATCATGCGGGTCATGGCGCCAGCCAACTCATGTCGCTTAGCTTCAAGGCGTGCTTCACGGTCTGCTTTGGCCTGCTCGTTGGTTAACTTATTGGCCTCCATCATCTTATTTAACAAGTCGCTCATTGTAAATTCTCCATTGGTTTACAGGTTGCGTTTTTGGTAGCAGCCTCCATAGCCTTTTTGATTTCAACTAATTTCATAGCCTGTGGCTCTAACTGTTGCGCCAATCGGTTAATGTAACCAACTAATATAATGTTAGGGGTCACATACGGACGGTTAAGCGCGTCCAGTAGGCCGTTCCATTCATTGATGGTTAGCTCTACAGTTGCTGGGTCATCGTTAATGTTAATAATTTGCTCTTCGCTCATTTTTTACTTCCTTTCTTTGGTTGTTTAACTGGAAAATCTGGGTTCATCAAACGCTCCCGTGCTGCCAACTTCTCTGGATCGGTGCAGTATTTGTCTAGCTCAAACTTTTGGCAGTATGTGTCCATTAGTTTCTCCATGCGCATCTCATGGAGCACCTTAATGCCAAGCAGTGCATTTAACACATCATCCTCAGTCATTGGTGTTGGATGGTCGCCATAGTGTTTAAACAGCAAGTCAATATCATCGGCTGTCTGCCAAGCTGTCATGATGGCGGACTCTAAATCAATTCGTGTGTTCATTTCTTTTTCTTCGCCTTTTTAATTGCCGCATCAAAATCAAAACTGTACCAGTTACCAACTAACTTAAGTGCTGGCAGTAGCTCTTTCCAAGCCTCTACGTCGTCTTCATGCCAGCCTGAACCGTTCTTTAGTACATCAGCAATGCTAACGTAACTACTTGCTAGATTGGCCACAACAATTTCATCTGCAAAGTCGTCATCAATTTCAATCTTCATTTTCCACACTCCGGATCTGCGTTGGTGCCCTTAACTCGTTTTTCTAGCTCGCGTTGGATATACCACTTAGCCTTGCGCAAGTCTTCTATCGCATCGTTCTTTAAGTCAGCACGCCATATGTATTTGATTGCGTTGCCAAGGTTAAAGCCCATGTGTTCAGTGATCTGGATGCACTCAACACCACTGGGGTGCGCGGTGTAATGTTTAGGTTGGTTGACTGGGTCGCTCATGCTTTCTCCTTAGCTCATTTTCAACTGCTTGAATTTCTTCCGGTGTGTCACACACCCACAATGTCTGAATGTTTTTAAACATGGTGAGGTCAATGTCCTCTACACCGGAAACGGTGTCAAACATCAAGTGCCCGTTATGTAAGTGCTCCACAATAAATGTCGTCATAGTTTTAGTTCCTGTTTAATAAACTCAATGCCCTTTTCTAGGTGGTACCTAAAAAACTTCTCTGTCACATCAATATCTTTGTTACTTTGTCCTAACAAAAATGCTTCAATTACCATGCGCTGTTTAGGGGGCATTCGCTCCTCAATGATCCTGTAAATATCAATCAGGTCATCCATGTCCCATGGCACCCAGCCCTCGTTTGTTTTGTTTGAGGTAATGCTCTCCACATCATCAATTTCAAGTGGGTCAATATCCTCATCCGACAAGCGCGGGTTAGCGCAGTTTACTTTATGAATTATTTTTGTTGTTCTCATACCATCTAATTATACAAATTTAAGGGACTCTAACAGGGCTTCTTGGATATTTATTTTGCCCTCTAATACTTTAATTACCTGCTCATCAATGCTGGCCGCCACGGTTAGATGGTGTATGATAACCGGTTTTTCTTGCCCTTGGCGGTAAATCCTAGCGTTGGCTTGGATGTAGTTTTCTGAACTCCATGGTAGATCAAACCACACCGTCTGGGCTGTTTCACCAACGTTGCACTGTAAATTGAGCCCGATTCCGCCACTTTGGGGATGGGCAAGGAGCATACGAATCTCGCCACGACGCCATGCTTCGATGTTGTCATCGTCCAGCACCACAGCCTGCGGGAATTGAAGACGTATTCTTTGGAGAGAATGCTTGAAGTGGTAGAAGACCAGCGTAGGGGAGGAAGACTCTTCCATGATCGACTCAAGACGTTCCAGTTTAGAGCGGTGTATCTCTTGCGTCTCTCCATCTTGGGTGTATATAGCGCCCGATGTGAATTGCAAGAGCTTCCCCGCCAGTGTAGCCGCTGTTGGAGCTGTGATTTTCCCTTTACCGATATCAACGACCATGTCTTTTCTAAGTTCGTCATACTTTGCCTTTACATTCTTGTCTATTTCAATCTTGTGATATAGGTTTGTAAGCGTAGGCAACTGGAGATAATCCTCAGCCTTAAGACTAAAACATATATCTGAAATCTTATTTTGAATAACCTGATCAGCGCCATCTCTTAGCTTCCATGAATAGACTACGTGCGTGTGCCGATTCATCTGATCGGGCTGTAGGTACTTGTCCCTGAACTTGGTCAGGCTTGTTTCCAATCGTTCTCCAAGGTCTAGTATGCCAATTTGACTCCATAGGTCAGGTAGTCCTTGGGGTGTTGGAGTCCCCGTCAAGATGATCCTGCGCTTGAATGTCTTGAGGTGTTTCTTGAGCGCTTTGAACCTCTTGGTGTTCGGATCCTTGAATCTGCTGCTCTCGTCGATCACTAGGTTGTCGAACGTCTGAAGATTTTGCTCCAATAGCCAACTCAAATTCTCTAAATTCACGATATAGATTTGCGACGAGCTCTTCAATGAGTTTATTCGTTGCGTCGGCGTCCCGAGTACCTTTGCTACCTTTAAATTTTTTAGGTGTTCCCATTTAGTAATCTCCGTATCCCATACTGTTTCCGCCACTCGTTTTGGCGCTATAATTAAGGTCTTCCCCTCGAACTGCTCTTTGATAATAGTCAAAGTCGTGGTTGTTTTACCTAAACCCGGCGGTAAGAACAAGGCCAAGTTTGTTGTCGTCTTCGCCTTGTCGATCAAGTCCTGCTGATACTGGTGTAGCTGATTTCTTTTTAACATTTTGTTCATTCATGTTTGTTGCTCTTGTCTCGGTTCTCTTTTTTGGTGAGAAGTTGCAGGTTCCAAGGTACATGCAAGCCTGATACATTTTTACCCTTCATGGGTATGATGTGGTCTACCTCCCACTCCTCGCCAGTGAATTGTTTAATCAACTTAGCCCTTCTATACCAAATTTTAATGTCTTCCAAAAATACATCTTTAATCCACTTTGGTTTTCGCTTATTGCGTTCTGCGTGAACCTTCATGGAGGTGGCATTCATTTTATCACGGTTGTTGCCCTGCCACACCCTTATCTTTTCGTTCTCTTCTTCGTACTTATCAGGGCTCCTCCAAAACTCTACAACATACTTAGTTTTCTTTGCCTGCTTTTTACTGTACCCCCAAAACCGATAACCGTCATCACGGTAGTCTCCCTTTCTAAACGGCTTTCCTGTGTCAGGGTTTAAGCGCCTCTTTAATAAAGTCATCAACGTCGTCCTTCGATCTTAGTATGTGTACTGGAAAACCCGCCTCACCTAGATCGTCGAACACGACGACTTGCCTCGGGGACAGTTTGCCCGTCAATGTTTTGAGTTCCACAAAAAACACTTTCTTGTTTATGATTACTATCCTGTCCGGAACCCCCCGTATGCTCGCTTGCCATTTGAAGCAAAGCGCCGAGCACTTTTTGATTGAGGCTGTCAGGTACCTTTCGATTTCGCTTTCCGCTACCTTCATATTGCTGTATTCCTTTCATGATCTGCGTGAAGATGTACTCTGTCACATAAGCCTGCACCTCTTCGCCAATGTCTTCCTCACCAATCGAATCAAACACGCGCTGGCACAGGTGCACGGACTCATGGCATACGGTGGCGGCTAGAAAAAACTCCTCAGTGGGGGACTTGCACTCTTCCAAGTTAAAGATAGCCACGATGAGCGAGCTTTTGCCGTCGGTGATGTAGTGTGACTCTGCGATGCCTGAGTCCAACGCGGTAATCTTTTGGCCAATGTTATGGTCTTTCAAAATTTGCCGAAAGTCATCCTCATTAAAACATAACTTGATGTTCACTGGAAACATCGGTATCGGTATGTTGTAGTACGGGTACTTTACTTTTTTGGTTGCCATGCTATCTCCCAAAGGGTATGGTGGCCAGTATTTCTATGTGGTCGTTGTCAGCCTCAATATGTAATTGCGTCTCATTCTCATCTGGCTTAGACTTGTTGAAGATGTCATCCCAGCGTTTGTCAAAGGTCTCCTTGTCGACACTGAGCGGGCGTGGGGTGTCGCCCTTACCACCGTCGCGTGTTGTCATTTGCGAGCCTCCATCATTGCATCAGCCATTACATAACAATCTTTAGCTAAAATTAAAGCATTCGCATTGTTTGTTGAACTTAAAAGTCCTTGCAGTGCTTTAGCTGCAAAGTAATCACGCAAGTCCATGCCATTATATTCATCGTTGTATCTGCTCGACGCCGGAAACGCTTTCATTTTGGCTCCTTGGCTTTTTTGATTTTGAGGCCAGTGCGCAGTTCGTGGCTATGTAGCTTCTTGCCCGGGTCTTTGACCTCACCGGCCGCTTTGGCCACCTTAGCAGCTTCTTTGCGATCAGCAAAGGTGCCGTTTGATAGCAAGAAGCCGCGCTTGTCTTCGTTCTTCTTGCGGCCAGCTTTCTTCTCAATCTCGGTGTGACTAAATGCGTCGGTGTCTGAGATGACCTTGCCGCTTCTCTCTTTTACTGCTGGTTTAACTACTTTTAATTTGCTCATTTTAGTTCCTATGATATGTATCGTTTGGGTTGGCCAGCATGCTGGCAATAAGGGCGTCAACTGTGGCGAACCACTGGATGACTTTGAGCCCGTCTGCTTGGTAGATGGTGAAGCTCATTCGTTTCTCAACATCTTGGCAATTTGAAAACAAAATTCAATGTGCTCTGTTGGTGAATCAGATAGTTTCATCATTAACAATTTACCCTCTTTGTTTTTAAGTTGGCCAATTGCTATAGCAATAGCTTCGGCAGTTGCTGATGCGGTATTCATCGCCATCAATTCGTTAATAGATTCTTGTGCTAATTTAGTAATTGTTTCCATTGCTTCGTTGTGTGTCATAACCTATTCTCCTATTCTGTGGGCGCGGTCTTGCATGCCCTTTGACCAAGTTACTGTTGGTTGCTTGATGTAGCCATTAGCAACGGCTTCTTTGTGTGTCATTACGGTACGATTTCCATCTTTGTCGTGAATGATGATCATTTCAATTCTCCTATTCCGTGGGCGCGTTCGATGGCGCGGGCGAACTCTAATAACCTAGGATTGAATGAGTAGAATTCACTCATTATCTCTTTTATTTGTTCTTCGGTCAACGGGTATTCCCCCGCATGTAGCCTGTCTTCTGTGGTGA